GCTTGGTTTTCACTATCCTGGCTATTGATTTATTGATATAATCAGTACGGATATTATCTATTTTATGATGAAGTCTTTGCACTTTGAGCTTTTGCTTTTGTATATTCTTTTGAGTGGACTCCCCTTTCTTTAAATTTTCATACTTGCGTGAGAGGCATCTTTGTTCTCTGCGCAATTTCTTTTCCAATTTTTTAACTCTTGCTGACTTATTGATATTTTTATAAGTTTTACCATTAGAAACAATCGCCAAGTCTTTCAACCCCAGATCAATTCCTATACCGTCATTGCTATTATTAGCAATCTTAGCGTCGGGAATTTCCACAAGAACTGACACATAATATCTGCCTGCTTTGATGGATACTGTACCGCTTTTGATATTCCATCCGTCTTTAGTTGTTGGTATATAGCCTTTTTCTTTAATGCGTACCCAGCCTAAAGTGGGTATGTTCAACCTATGTCTCTCGCATCTGCAATCTTTAGGATTATTCTTTACGAAATACATTTTTACATCAGATTTACCTTTCTTTTTGAAATTAGGAAAAGCACTTTGATGTTTAAAAAATCTTGTAAATGCAGTACATCCATCTTCAATAGACTTTTTTACAGCTTTTGAATACGCTTCTTTAATCCATACTTTTTCAGGATTATCAGGAATGTACTCATTATTGAGCCATACGCTAAAACTCTTGCCCGTCATAAACTTTTCACCTTTATCGTATAAAGCTTTGTTGTGATCAAGATAGAAGTTGTAAACATATCTACAAGTGCCGATAGTCTTGTTAATCTTGATTTTTTGCTCGACTGTCGGATTTATTTCCGTTTTGAAGCTCTTTAGCAATTTCCTCATCCCCTTCTATTTGTTTTTTATACTTACGAAGACCGTACAATCTACAAGAAAAAACGTGAAGTATAGATACAATATCCTGTACAAGCTCTTCTTGCGGTGATAGTTCTTCATTATTCACTACCACTATGGTTGTATTAAACTTCATACAGAATTTTTCAAACCAATCATAGCCAAATCTGACAAATCTATCTTTATGTGTAACTATGATAGTTTTGATTTTTTGTTCCATTACTTCATCTAATAATTGATTCCACTTTTTACGATTGTAGTTAAGCCCACTTCCATAATCTTCAATACATTGATCTACAATGATACCTTTAGCATTGCAAAACTGACGTAAAAAAGTTACTTGGTTTTGCAAATCATCTTTTTGGTTTCTTGTAGATACTCTGGCATAAATAACAATCTGACGATTATCGTTTTCAGTATTTATGCCCTTAAACTGAAGATATTGGTCATAAGTATAATAACGCCTATCAGTCGGAGTCCGATTTGCTTTCAGAATCCCCTCTCTATCCCAACGTTGTAACGTTTTGACTGAGACGCCCAATAATTCAGCAAAATCTTTTGGTTTGTAATTAGTGATATTAGATGTGTTCATAACAATATCCTCCATGAGTATATTTTAACACATTTAATCACTATCGGCAATGATTTTGATTACTTAAAGTTTCCTCCTATGTATTCCGTTTTGTTGCAATCTACGGATTTCTATTCGTTATTCTATCACTTCAAATCTGTTATGTCATCGCTTTCTGCATTTTTAATCAAATTTTTATTCCCCCCATTCTTCACACCAGCTTTATATCACATACCTTCTTCCAGGTCCCAATATTTTATAAGATGAATTTTCTGAATTTTTTAAAAAATACATAAAATATAAAGAATTTTAATTTTAGGGTTTACAAACTCGTAACCTTATGATATTATTTTATTTGTCGAGCGGAAGTGGCGGAATGGCAGACGCGCTAGATTCAGGTTCTAGTGGGAGTTTTATCCTGTGGGAGTTCAAGTCTCCTCTTCCGCATTGATAAGAAAAGAAATCCTTGATTTGAGGATTTCTTTTTTTGTTTGAAATTTGACCGGGAATACTTACCCGACATCATTATATTTATACCAACAAATGTAATTTCCTCATAATCTCTTAATAATTTTTATAATTCTTTTTCTTTCCCGACACACCCCGGACACAATTTCCCTCTATAATAAAATCATCAAATAAAGAAGACGGCGATTGTATTAATTGCTTTTTATGATTGCCGGTCTTCGCCTAAAAATTACGAACAGTTTACATATATTACAGCCCGGAGCAAAAGCCCCGGGCTGATTTTATACTAAAAAATCTGCTTTGGATCCTGTAACAATCTACAGATCAAAGCAGACTTTCCTCCCCATTTCTCTCAAGCTATCTCATACAGATATACACCATATAACCTAAATAGAGCAACAGCATGATAATGCCTTCTCTTCTGCTCAGCCTTTTCTTTGTCCACGCCATCAGCCATACAACGATACTAAAGCCGACAAGAATCACAATATCAACAACATTTTCCATTAAAAATGCAATCGGACTGATGGATGACGCAACCCCAAGTACCAGCAGTATATTGAAAATATTAGACCCTACTACATTTCCCACCGCCATATCCGGCTCGTTCTTTTTTGCCGCAACGATGGATGTGACCAGTTCAGGAAGGCTTGTTCCCACTGCAACGACCGTAAGACCGATCAAAGTCTGAGTCAGCCCGAAACTTCTTGCCACCATTGTTGCACCATCCACGACAAAATCTCCGCCAAACTTGATTGCTGCCGCTCCTCCAATGATATACACGATACATTTCCATGCCGGAAATGTATCAATCTCCTCTTCCCCAGCTTCTCGTCTCGCCTTTAATGCCGAAAAAATCATCCACAAAAGATAACATGCAAAAATCACGATCAGGATAATTCCCTCCATACGACCAAGATTCATTTCCCAATAACCGAGGACAAGCAATAACAATGCACAGAAAACAGAAAACGGAAACTCTTTTTTCAAAGTCTCAATCTGTACCGTCAGTGGTACGATCAACGCACAGATTCCGCATACCACCATCAAATTAAATATATTAGATCCCACTGCATTGCTGACTGCCAGTGCATTATTGTTCGTAACAGATGCCGCAACGCTTACCGCACACTCCGGCAGGCTCGTCCCCATCGCCACGATCGTAAATCCAATAATCAGCGACGGAACTTTCAGCTTCTTTGCAACTGCAGAACTTCCATCTACAAAATAATCTGCTCCTTTGATCAAAAGTACAAAACCGATCACCAGCAGGGCAATCGCCATTAATATTGCTTTCATCTTAACTTTCCTTCTTTATTCTGAGTCACTCAGGTTATCTTGACAGTCCGCCATGGTCTTTCCACAATCTTGCCAGAATCTTTCCAGCAGCTTTCCAACGGCTTGTAACGGCTTGTGCCAGCACAGACTCTGATCCGTTGCCCGTGTATATAAAAACTCCTCAGAACAATCTCGTTCTGAGGAGTAAATAAATCTCGTTCTGAATAGTAAAAGCAGATTAACGTTTGCATAACTCCGAACGCCTATTTTACGGCATTTTTTGACTGTTTGTCAGTTACCCGTCTTTTACGCATATTCTCTCAAACACTTTTCCATTGTTTTATTATTATTTATCTCTTATAATTTTGAATATTTTCACGTATAATACGTATTTTCTATTGACATTACGTATTATACGTGTTATTATATACTTGTAAGGAGGAAACAATACAAATGAGATTTCGAGAAATTGAAAAAATAGTCCTCAATGACGGTTGGGAACTGGTAGATGTGAGAGGTTCACATCATCAATACAAGCATCCAACCAAAACGGGAAAAGTTACAATCCCAAATCATCGGGGCGACATTCCTCAAAGGGTTGTCAACTCCATACTCAAACAGGCGGGTCTCAAATGAGACCTGCCACCCATTAAAAGAAAGGAGCGTTATCATGAATTATATTTATCCTGCTGTTTTTTATCCGGAGGACGACGGAAAATATTCTGTTATATTCCCCGACCTCAATGATTTAGCAACATACGGGGATAATCTTGCGGATGCTTTCGCAATGGCTCAAGAGGCTTGCGGTCAGTATTTGTTCACATCTTTGCGTGATGGTGAGGTTCTCCCCGCTCCAACTCCTATTGATGCAGTCGAAAAAGACGAGGACGCAGCACTTGTCAATTTGATTTGTGTCAACCTTGACGAATACGCCCGTGCATACAATGACAAGGCAGTCAAGAAAACTTTGAGCATTCCTGCGTGGCTTAATACTGCATGTGAAAATTACGGTATCAATTATTCAAAAGTTTTGCAGGATGCATTGATTGCCAAACTTCAAGCACATTCATAAATTCATTATAACACAAGGACGACATCCGGAAATGGGTGTCGTCCTCTTTTTTATGTCCTTATTTTTTATAACTGCTCGAACTGTACATGCTCGGATTCTCCGGAGAGGTAAAGGTCGCCGATTGTTCTGACCATCTTCTTTCCGTCTACAACATGAATCTCTTTCACATAATATGACTGTCCTCTGATAGCACGACCGCAGATGTTGTCATTGCCCCACGCTGCCGAACGTCTGATATTGAGTGAACCGTCGCAAATGACTGTCACCCTCATTTTTCCCTGCGGAATGATGACCTTGTCCTCCTGCTGTTCCTCTGTTGCCTTGTCCGGCTCTGTATTCGCCCCATTTTCGCCGTTTTCCTGTTCGGTTGGTGGATTTGTCGCCTTATCCTCGTTTGAGGCGTTTTCGTCATCCTCTGCGTTCTCCTGCGGTGTTCCCTGCTCATTGTCTCCGGTTGCAAGTTTGCTCACATCGTCATTGACCGTTGTCATTTCCTTGAGCGTCTCTGCGTCTACTGTTCCGGTCTTGTTTCCGTCCGCATCGTATGTGTTGACACTGCCGTCCGGATTTGTCTGCAACGCTCCCTCCGGAATATCATCCGTGAGTGAACCGATGACCTTTCCGGTTTCATCCCAAACGACGAGGCTCTCGTCCTTTGCTGCTGCCTTGAGTGCTGCATCAAGTTTCTTGTACTCTTTGCAGTCCTCTTTTTTGAACTCCGTTCCTTTGCCTAAATAGTATAACATGATTATCCCTCCTATTTGCTCAAATATTTACTTGATGCATAACCGACGATATTCTTATAAACCACATACAACCATTTCACACCGTTGCAGTCGTTATAATATCCATAGCACTGGACTTTCTCACCGTTTTCCATCACCGCAAGGATTGACTTTCCTGTTCCTGCTCCCGCACGGAGATTCAATCCGGATGCAGTCACCTTGTATGTTCCTGCAAGGCTCTTGTCGAATCCGTATGCAACATCAACCTTTGTGTTGCTCTTGACTGGTGTTGTGTTGGATGCTCCCGCTCCGGATGACTTTGCACCGTCTGTGAGGTTTGTTGCTGTGTGAGCACCATCATTCAACAGAATATCTCCCGCAAGCAAGTACGCATCCGATGTCAGATATTTGTTTTCTGTCAGTACCTCGAATCCTGCTGCCTTGAGTGCTGCTCGCAGGTTTCCGGTATAACATGCCGTACTCACCTTTTTCAGTGCGTCAATCCCCAGTCTGTAACCTGCACCCTTTACGATTGCAGCGACACCGGATGAACAGTCTGCCTCACATGCAACTGTAATCTGTGCAGGGTCGAAATTTGAATCTGCAAGATTCGTCCAAAATGTACCCCTGTGAGACTGACAATATCCGATTTTATTATTGACTGCTGCTGCCTTTGCCATGCTCGCAATCATCGCTCTCACTTTTGCGTTCGGGTGACGGAGAACGCATTTCCACGGTCTACTATACCAATTTATAACCTGCCACTCTGTACCTGTTTGGTCTCCGGCTTTTCCTCCGGAGTATCTTCCGTTTTCGTCATGTCCACAATTTGAAATCATTTGTTTTCCTCCTTGTCAAATTCTTCTGCTGTGAATCCGCATAATTCCGGATTCTTTTCTTGTATCGTGTCATATAGTATCAATCCTCCAACGATTAGAGGTGTACCCCACCACATCAACGCAGCAGGTATCGAAATAATGAATCCGGTCACTCTCGCCACCCATTTTCCGAACCTCGCCTCGTCTGTGTCGGAATAGCAATCTCCGTACTCTCTCATTTCCTCCCGAATCTCTTTGTCGATGTCAAAAGAGAGTTTCCAAAAGAAAATATTGACCGCCACCCAAACGATGACCGCACCGATTGCATATATCAACATGATTGTTTGCATGTTTCCGGTTGCGAAATCACATATCCTTTTCAACCGTTTCACCTGCCTCACCGCTCACAAGCGTCTGCATCGCTTTGTTGCTCTCAAGCATCTTTTTCATTCTCTCAAGTGCCTCGTCGACCATCATCGAAAAAGCCTCGAACGAAATCACTCTCGCAAGCCATGTGAACCGTGCGACGAACATATCATATACATATCGCAGTTTGATTTGACCTGTACCGCCTCCCAGTTCCTTTTCTGCTTTTGTGACTGCATAGAGCAGCCATTCTCTAACTTTGTTCAACTGCTTGTCTGACGGCATTTTCACGAAAACATATACTGCATATCCTCCCGCTGTTAATACCGCAATCAGACCCACAATCACAAACCAATTCTCGACGATGTATTTCATCCTTGTACCTCCTCGTCATTCTGCTCCGGCTCGTCATTGTGTTGTATTTCTCCGTTTGACTTTGTTCCCTTGACCGTTTTCACGGACTTAATGAGTGCCATCGCCCCGCCCTCGACTGATAGAAAACGGAATACATTCTCAATCAGTGTCGACGGTTCTGAACCCATCCGCAAAAACACAAATATCATCACGACTGTAAAGATAAATGCTGCAAGAATCAAAGTGAATACAACACGTTTCATGAACAGACCGGACACCTTTTTGTCATGTCTCTCTTTTCGCTCCCTTATCCGGTACATT